GCTCCCAAAGCTAATTTACCCACAGGAGATTTAGCAATTTTTTTAACACCACGTGTTACTTTTTTAACAAGTTTACCTAAGAAATACATTTGTCTACCTGATTCAAGGTCCATGATTCCACCTACTGGATCATCGTCATCGGCCATACCACCATCTGCAAAAAATCTAAAAGCATCTCCTCTTGCAGCTAATAGTTTTTCTAATTCTGTTCTGTTGTCTACTACTTGTGGTGTGGTTGTTGTAGGTGCTGTGGTTGTAGGAACTACTTGAGGTATAATTTGATTGTCTGATCCATCACGGCCTCCTACAATATTACCTTGAGAATCTCTAAACGCGCCCCCTATTGGATTACCAAAAGCATCTATTTTTCCTTCAAGTCTATCTGCCATGTAATCATTATATGCTTCTTCTAATTCGTCTTCAGTCATATCAAAACTTAAACCAGGTATTTTTCCTGCTCTAATTACATCTTCAAAAAAAGCTCTATTTTTACCTGCTGTAAAATCAGAAAATTTTTGTATGGGTTTTTGTAAATATTTAAAAGGTCCAACGGTTGGTATGTTTACTACTGGTTTCTTTTCTTTAAATGTTTTTAAATTTTGTTCTCTTTTAGTTAAAGTAGGAATTGTTACTCCACCTGCTGTTCCTGGTTTTGTTGTTGCTCTTCCTGATTGTATTTTTTGATTGTATGTTTGTTGTGCTGTGCTTCTGTCAACAGCTTTTTTTTCTTGAGGATCTCTTCCAACATTTGGTCCTGTAGAAAAATCACGTTCACTTGGACTCCCTCCTCTTGATCCTGGTGCCTCTCTTCCACCTTTTCCCCCTGAACCTCCAATACCTCCTCGATAACCACCGACACCACGATAACCTGGACGTTTACCGTCTGCTGGTTTGTTTACAAGTTGTTGATATTGTTGTGCGTTTGTTATTGCCATCGTACTATTATATTATAATTTTGTATCTCCTCCAAGTGGTAATGCTTCTACTGTTACTTTGACATCTCTTCTAATATCGTCAGCTACAGTATCTGTGTTTGGATCTTGCACATCTTGCATTGCCTCTGCGTCTGAGTTATACTCTCTGCCTGTTTTCATATTTGTTAATGTTACTTCACTCTTAGGTGTAATAATCTTAACTTGTTTACCATCTATTACTTCTATTCTATATGATGCTTCTTGTTCTACAAACGACATATTAATCTCTATTTATCTCCAATATTGATGCAATAACGTGTAATTCGTTTGCATCTGCTGCTTGTGCCTTTAATACCTCATTTTCTTCTAAAATTAAAGGATGTGTTAACAGCTCAGTTGTTGCTTTTGAGGCTATTGCTTTGTCTTTGAATAGGTTAAATATTGCAGATGCAGCATTTGTTACAGTGAAAGTTATCGTGGTCCCTGATCCGGCGTCCTCGGATACTAGAATACTTTTAATTATAGCTCTAGAATCAGACGGTGCTGTATATATTGTAGTATTATCTGTGGTAGTTAGATCTACCTTTGCGTTTTTATATATATTAGCCACCTACAAACCAAGAAAATTTTTCTTGCTCCCTTTTTACTTCATCTAAAAATGTAGAATTTAATTGATCTTTTATCAATGTTAAAGCTCTATTTATTTGTTTTTGGTTAGACACATCATATTCTTCTTTTGGTTCTGGTATTCTTACGTTTATCTTAGCCATTATCTTCTACCATCTGGTTGTACATCAAGTCTCAAAGTTCCAAATCTCCACTCTTCACCGTTAGAATCATTTTCTATTTTAACATTTACAAATCGACCTCTTGCTCTTGTGTCTTTTTTTGTTGTGTTTGAATCAATTGTAAAAGGACTTAATGTGGTTGTGCTATCAGATTGTTGTGGGTATCTTTTGATAGCTAAACTAACTTTAGCATTTCCTGCTAATGTTTTAAAATCAGGCACAAATCTTCTCATTGCAAGAAATACCTCACCAGCTACCTTTGGTCCTGCTGGTCTGCCTTGTGCATTTCTTTGTCTTTGTTCTAAGTCTATATCATAAGATTTTATAAAAGAAGAAACTGTGGTTGTTGTACCATCTTCATTAACTTGATCTGTTCCAATCTCGTGTTCAAAATATTTGGTGCCTCCTAAATCTCTTTCACCTATTACTTCAGGAAAAGTTCCAAAGTCTGTGCTGTCATATTTGGTTGCATATGGTCTAGGGTAAATAGTTGCATCCATCCAACTTGTTCTTGCCTCTGTTCCTGTATACCAAACACCACCTTTCATACGTTCTCCATAATTAAATACAACATACTTATCGTTAAAATTAGAGGTAGACGAAGGATAGTACCAAATAACTTCTGTAAATAAATTATTAATACCTGCATTAACTTGTTGTCCTTTTGTTGTATCAAAATTATCGTAAACAAAATCTTCTACGCTACATGGTAGTGATTTAACTGTACCATCAAATAAAAAGAAACCATTTGGTGATAACCAAAACGCTGCACCATCTACTTCAATTACAGCGTTCTTACCTATCAAACCACAGTTAGTACCAACTTGTTCAAAGCTAAATGTAAAAGGTGCACCAACAAATTTCATTGTATACAATGCATTATCTGTAAATATTAAAATTGTTTCTTTTGCTTTTATGGCTCCAATAATTTTTGTACCATCTTGCAATCTAAAATCACCTGCAGTATTAACAGCTGTTGCCGTATAATCATTTATATCCTCTTGATCAGAAAATCTTATAAACATATCATCTTGTGTTGTTGAATCACCGATAGTTGTTTCTGTTCCAAGGTGAATTAAGTGACGTGTAGTTGGTGATACTAGTGTAACTCTTGTTGCAGTTGGATTACTTCCTGTTGCAAAACCAGATGTTGTTGTCGATGCTCTTGTAGTTAATGGTGTTGCAGCTCCTGCGTTCCATGTAAATGTTTTACCGTTTGCAATTGTTGCAATCAATACTTGACCAAAATTATCAAGACTCCAAAGACCAGGTTCTAGAACTACAGTTGATGCACTCACAGCACTACCAAATCCAGAAAA